TTGAGTACAAACATCATTTCCAATTCTGGACATATTATCAAATGTAAAGTTAGTAACAAACGCCATTATATATACTTTACATTATTTTATTTTTATTTTTTTATTTTTTAAACATTTATTGTATTTTTCTCTTTTTATAAGTTCTAAAATTAATAATTTCTAAATTATATACATTTAAACAAACAATAATAATATTATAATGATTCTTATTACTACCTTTTATCTTCCAAAAGATGAAGCAAGAGAGAAAGAAATAAATAAATGTTTAAAAATGAATTATGATAATCCATTTATTGAAAAAATAATATTGTTGAATGATAAAATATACGATTTACCTATAAAAGAAGAAATAGCTATAAAAGAAGAAAACAAAAAAATTCAACAAGTTATTATTAACAATTCACCTAATTATAAATTAAGATTTGATGATGCAATCAACTATATTAATAATTCAAAAGAATGCATCGGAAAAATTTGCATTCTCTCTAATAGCGATATTTATTTCAATGTAACCTTGGCAAAAATTAATAATACAACCATTTCAAATAATGTTTTTGCTTTACTAAGATATGATGAAGATGAATCTGGAAAATTAACATTATATTCAGAAAATAATAAACATCGCGAAAATTCCCAAGATTGTTGGATTTTCAAAAGTCCACTAAAAGTAAATACAAATTCTCTTAATTTTGAATTTGGTACTCTTGGTTGTGATAATGTATTTGCAAATATAATTTTTAATTCAGGTATTTATATTAGCAATCCTTGTTATAGTATTCAATCCATTCATGTTCACAATTCTAATTATCGGACATATAATGAACAATCTAGACTTACAAAAAATTATTGCAATTTGGTTCCATGTAATTTGAAGGAAATGCCCAATGTAATTATTACTGATTGGTGGGGTAATGAAATAAAATAATATTTAATATAATGTGTATCTGTAATTGTCCTGTAATAAAGCAAATGGATTACCCTCCTTAGCACTAGGCATATTACCATATAAAAATTGTGCAAATGCGCCTTGGTCGGAAGCAACACGTGTATTTGGATTAGAATTAAATATTCTTAAAGATTGGTCTAAATAGAAATTTTCTCCTAAATCACCAAATAATTGTTTGTTTGTATTTTTAATTCCAGGGTTCAAACTTTGAACCATTTTTTTAACATTCTTTACAATATCTTCATCTACATCTGGATTAAAAGAAGGGGGTGCTGCCTTTCTCTCTGGGTCATCATTAATTTGTGTTAAAAGTACATTATTAAATGGATTCTTTTTATTGATTTTTTCAAAATCACTCTTTAAATAATATTCTAATGTTTCAGGATTTTGAATTTTTACAGGAGCATCTGAATAATTATCTATTGGTTCACTATTTCTTTTTTTGAAACCTTCTATTGATTTTGTTTTTAAATTAGATTTATATTTGTACATTAATATTATTGCAAAAAGTGTAATAAATCCAATTATTAAAATCCTAATAGACATTGTAAATATAAATCCTAAAATAGATAATAATATAACTAATCTGCTAATAGAGTTCATCTTTTCATCAAATGTCATTTTTGGACAAGGCCATAATTGCATAATAGACTGTTTGTTTAATAATATTGTAGGGTCGTTTAACCAGAAATTACTTGACATATTATATATATAACATTACTTAATTTTTATAGAATTATAATTACAAAAATCAAGTCTTCCTTTATTTATTTCTTTGTTATTTGTTTGTTATTTATTTTTTATTTGTTATTTGTTTGTTATTTATTTTTTATTTGTTATTTGTTTGTTATTTATTTTTTATTTTTATTTTTATTTTTCTTATTCTTAGTTGGTTTTGCACCAACTGGCGTCTTTTCTACTTTCTCTCCTGTACTAAATACAGATATTAATTGTTCATCTGTTAAAGCATTTGGATGAGCGATTGGTTGTGTCTGAGTTTGTGGTGTTTTTTGTGCCTTATTTTTCATTCTCTCCTTCATCTGTGCCATTTTCATATTACGCTGAAGTTGTGATTGCATTGCATTTACATTCATTTTACCAGCTCCTCCCATACCCATTCCCATTTTGCCTAACATACTTTGAATATCTCCCATTCCTGGCATATTTTTCATATTACTCATTAATTCACTTGCTTCTGCAATTAATTCACTTTCTTTAATCTCTCCAGATTTAATCTTTGTATCTAGTTTATCTCCTACATTTTTCACCATTCCCATTAATTTCCCTGGATTCTTAAATAAATTCTGAAATACTCCTTTAATATCTGTTACATTTTCCATGTCAATATTCAAGTCATTTGCAGTTTCTTCTGCAATCTCTTTTGCTAAATTACCAATTTTTCCAGTTAACATATTATTAATATGATTATGAATATCATTTGCTGAAGGCATATTCATTCCTCCTCTTGTACTCTCTCCTTCTACTCCCTCTCCTTCTTCTCTTGCTTCTCCCTGTCCTTCCTCTTCTGTTGCTTCTTGAAAATTAGAATCAAATAACTCTTGCATTTTTTCTAAGGTTTCCTCTAATTTATCCTTAAATTCATTCTCGTCTATATTATCAAATAACTTTGCAGTATTTCCAAATGCTTCCTTGTTTTGAACAGAACCAATAATTGAAATCGCAATTAATTGTAAATATTTCCATATTGTATCACGAGTACTATCACTAATATCTAATTGCCATAAGTATTTAAAACTTATACCAGGTAAAAATTCTGTATTTATAGAACAATCATCATTAAATATTTCAATATTTTTATATATAATATCAAAAAACCGTTCAGGATAAACACGAATGCAATAATTAAATATAAATTGTATTCGCTTTTCCTTATCCTTTGCTATTTCATTCTTTCTCTCTTCTTCATCTTCAATATTTTCAAAAGTCTTGTTCTTCCACCATTTATTAATAATACCTTCATACTCTGGAAATGTAATTATCATATCTGAAATAAAATCATGGATGACTCTGTTAAATTCCTCTGGAGGTTCTTGGATTGTTTTTTCTGATGCCATTTATATCTGTTTTATAATATTATTTATTTAAATTATTAAAATAAATAACATTATTTCTTTGAATTACTTGAATTACTTTAATTCCATGATTTTTTTGAATTCCTTAATTTTCCCAATAATGCACACATAAAGTTGTCAAATTTTGACAATATTTCATTGATTTTGTTTGATTCTCAGTATCCATATTTTTTACTGGGTCTCTTAACCTATTAATCGCCTCTAACGATTTTTTAGACCAATCACTCAAATTTGCTACATCATCCCCATAATCCTTTTCAATAAAAAAACTAATATCCCCCTTATCAATAACATCTTTATATTTTTTAACAACATATCTATTCCAAATATCAATTAACATTTTAGGATTCGTTTTTCTAAAAAATAAAAATGCATTTTTTGCTAATAAAATATCAGGGTCTTTCGGAAAAACACTAATAATATCCTCCACAAATTGCATAAACTGGTCATTAAATGTTTTCAATAATTGACTTTTAATCTGTGAATCTCCCATGGCTTTATTTAATTATATTATTATTTTTTTAAATTCATTTTTACTTTATTCTTTATAACTACACTCTTTTATAACTAGTATTCTTTTATAACTAGTATTCTTTTATAACTAGTATTCTTTTATATATTATGTAAAATATTATTTATGTTGCATACATAAGAGCAACATTACCACCAACAAATGTAAGCATATTTATTCTCTCTTCAAATAATATTAAATTAAAATTATAATCATAAATCCGCCAAGTTGGTTTGTTAATTCCAATAACATTTCCAGTAACAGGGTCACATATTGTTAATGTTTGAGCCAAAGGGTCCAAAGGTGGAATAATAGTATTGAATTCAAACAATATATTTGTAAAACGACTCATATTGATTGCTCCAGAAGGCTGCAATTCATAAGGTGAAGTATTCAAACAAAAATTATAACAATATAACCCATCAGGAGCATTTCCACCAGTACGCAAATATTTCTCAATCAAATTATATACTGTTGCAGGTTGAATATTCTCTCTATAAGAACCATCTAATGATATTCCTAAAAATGTTAAAATTTGTTTTTCATTTTCAAAACTATATGTACCTGTAATCATCCAACCAGTTAATTTACCATTTGCATTTACACCTGGACCAATTTGTGTAGGTGTTGCAACACCATTATTATATCTAATTACTTCATAACTACTCGTTGTAGGTGCTTGAACTAAATCATTCGGAATATACCTATAAGGCCAATTTGTATAATTACTCCATTCATTACGCAAATTCGCATCACTTCTTTGCAAATAAAACAAATAACTACTTATCATTCCTAAAGAATCTAATTGAATTTTATTAGGACCAGTAACATTATAAAAAACACTTTCTCTCACTTGTTTAAATAAATATTTCTGTTCATTGAGCGCAAAGATTCGCGATTCTTCATTGGATAAAAAACAATAGGTACAATTTAAATGAACATCAGCATTCCATAATGTTCGTTGGTCAACATATGAGTTTACACCTAATTCAATATCAGGTGGGGTCTGCAAAAAACGATAAAATTGCATATACCATTGATTAAAATTTGGTGCAACATATGGATAATTATTAGCACTATCAAATACATCACGAATTTGAAATAATTCTTGTATTGGGCGTAATGTGATTGTAATTTGAAGTTCATTGTATTGTAATGAAACTAGAGGAAATGCCATTTGACTACGAAGACCAAACCATGCATTTAATGGAACAATTAAAGTTCTTCCACGAATAGATGGTTCTGCTCCAGCAGGATTACTAGTATAAAAAGCATTCGGATAAGAATTTACACGAGTCCCAGAATTTGCAGGGTCATTAATTTCAGGAATATTTCCAATCATTTTATTGAAAAGTGCTGTTTTTTGTGCATCAAAGTCACGCTGAACTTGTGCCAATAAAAATCCTCCTGAGAATTCCTGAAGTGTTTGATTTCCACAAGTTATTGAAATTCTAGAAATTAATTGAGCACCAATATTTTCAATCCAACGAAATTCATAAGGTATCCAACTACCTGCATTATTTTGTTCAATTTCAGGCTCGTTAATTGGTGGCATAATTGGACTCCATATATTTGGTAATTCTACTGATAAATAACAATCCATTAATAAATCCGCGTAACGCTTAATTTTGAAAGTAAAAACGGAGGGTTCAACAAGTCTGAGTGTTTTAGCTCCTTCAAAATCTATACGGAATTTTTGCAAACCAAAATTTGTATATTTTGAATATGTACTTTTAAAAAAAGTTTTTGTTGGATTTCCTGTTAATATTATATTTTGTTGCCCCTCTGCTGTCAAGTTCATTAAACCACCTGGCATCTTTTGTTATAATAATATAATAATATATTTAATTGTTTATATCAAATAATGTATTTTTTTATATATAAAATAATATATTATATTAGATATGTCTGAAAAATCTCCATTACTCTCATCAACAAATACAAATTCATATGGAAGTACAAAAGGCAAAAACAATAATTTAACAAATTCCTTCAATGACATTAAGGACAAATTATTATCTCTAAAAGAAAACACAATATTTTATGCTATGTTAATTTTTTTCATTGTCATCATTATTTTAGCATTATTTTATTATTTAATAAAAAAGAGTTTTATATCTAGAACATGTTCAACCATGGACAATTTATATTCAGAAAAAAATGGGAAAATTTCAAATATTAATACTGCTGACCCTGATAGTCAATATTATTTAAGAGATTATTACATTAAAACTGCATTTAATTGTTGTAGTTTAGGAAGTTATAAAAATTCTTTCGTAAGCACTTGCATTTTTAAAAATTTGATTAGACAAGGTGTTCGCGGTTTTGATTTTGAAATTTATTCTATTAATGACCAACCTGTTGTTGCTAGTTCCACTGTAGATAGTTATTTTATTAAAGAAACATATAATTATGTCCCATTTTCTGAAATCATGCAAATAATAACCAACTCTACTTATGCACCTAATCCAACAGACCCTATTTTATTTCATATGAGAATCAAAAGTACAAATATTAAGATGTACGAAAATTTAGCAAAATTATTTGAAAAATACGAAGATTTCTTTTTAGGTCCTGATTACAGTTTTGAAAATGGATATAAAAATATGGGAGAAGTTCCTATTATAGAATTATTCGGTAAAATTATTGTCATTGTTGATAAAAGTAACCAAACCTTTATGGATTGTAAAGAGTTTTATGAATATGTGAATATGACTAGTAATTCAGTTTTTATGAGAGCATTAAGATATTATGATGTTAAAAATACACCAGATATGAATGAACTTATTAATTATAACAGACAATTTATGACAATCGCTTTACCTGATAAAGGTGAAAAACCAGAAAATCCTAACCCAGTTGTTTGTCGTGAAATGGGATGTCAAATGATTGCAATGAATTATAATAATTTTGATACTAATTTAGCAGTAGATTTCGGATTTTTTGATAAAAATGGAAGTGCGTTTGATTTGAAACCATTAAGACTCAGATACAAACCTGTTTTCATTGATGCTCCTCCCCCTCAAAATCCAGCTCTTTCTTACCAAACACGCACTGTTCAAGAAGATTATTATAAATTTGAAATTTAGTTTAGTTCAAGTCAATGTCATTTCAAAAAGGTATAAATATAATAATATTAAATTCTATTTATATTATTATATTTTTATATATTAGTATCTTTGGTAATATGTCAAAATTATGTGATAATAAAATGTCTTTTGATGATTGTGAATTAACAATATTAAGAGCCGCTGTTGATAATGCAGAAGAACAAATCGGTAAAAAAACTGTGAATTCACCTGAAATTCAGCAAATTATTTCTATTGTTGAAAATTTTATTAAACGCAAAAGTCTCATTTGTTATGGTGGAACAGCCATTAATAATATTTTACCCAAAGAAGACCAATTCTATAATAAGGAAGTTGAAATCCCTGATTATGACTTTTTTACATCTAATGCATTAAATGATGCTAAAGAACTTGCAGACATTTATTTTAAAGCTGGTCTTACTGAAGTAGAAGCTAAATCTGGACAACATTATGGAACATATAAGGTATTTGTTAATTTTATTCCTGTTGCTGATATTACTAATGTCCCATTAGAATTATATAAAAGATTGAAAGCTGAATCCATTAAAGTAGCTGGTATTTATTATGCACCACCTAATTATTTGAGAATGTCTATGTATTTAGAATTATCTCGCCCTGCTGGTGATATTAGCCGTTGGGAAAAAGTCCTCAAAAGATTAACTCTTCTTAATAAACATTACCCTTTAACAGCTAAACAATGCATGCAAGTAGACTTTCAGAGAGAAATGTTTGATAAAGTTCGCGGTCAAGAAATATATGAAACTGTAAAAGAAACACTTATTAATCAAAGTGTTGTATTTTTCGGTGGTTATGCTATCTCTCTTTATTCAAAATATATGCCTAAAGACCTCCAAAAACAATTGAAAAAAATACCTGATTTTGATGTTATTTCTTCTGAACCTGAAATAACTGCAGAAATTATTAAAGAAAGATTAAAAGATATTGGTATTCATAATGTTAAAATTATTAAAAGGCCTGGAATCAGCGATGTTATTCCTGAACATTTTCAAATAGAAGTCGGAAAAGATACTATTGCATTTATATATAAACCAATCGCTTGTCATAGTTATAATAATATTCTTATTAAAGGTCGCAATATTCGTGTTGCTACAATTGATACTATGTTGAGTTATTATTTAGCATTTTTATATACTGGTCGTAATTATTACGATGTTGACCGCATTCTTTGCATGGCTCAATTCCTTTTTGATGTTCAACAAAAAAACCGATTGCAACAAAAAGGATTATTAAAAAGATTTAGTATAAATTGTTATGGACATCAAGAAACTCGTGAGGAAATGCGTGCCGAAAAATCACTCAAATTTAAAGAATTAAAGGATAAAAAAGGAACAAAAGAATATGAAGAATGGTTTTTAAATTATAATCCTAATGATTTTTCTCTCAACAAAACCAACAAAACCAACAAAACCAACAAATCCAACAAATCCAACAAATCCAACAAATCCAACAAATCCAACAAATCCAACAAATCTAAAAAATCTAACAAAGCTAAAAAAACCAAAAAAAATAAAAAAATGTTTTTTCTATTCAAATAATTTTATCTTTACGAATATTTTTTTAATACATTTATATATTATATTTTATTTATTATATTATATATTATATATTATGTCATATTCAAGACAATTATTTCCTTCAAAAAATTCAGGTGGGTCAGTTTTCGGTTCTGGCTCAACTGGTCCAACTGGAATTGCTGGACCAGAAGGAACTCCTGGAGGTCCTACAGGTACTACAGGACCTACAGGTTATACCGGTCCTAGAGGCACTACAGGCACTACAGGCACATTTGGACCTACAGGTACTACAGGACCTACAGGTTATACCGGTCCTACAGGAACTACTGGCACTACAGGACCTACAGGGAAAACTGGACCTACAGGTTATACCGGTCCTACAGGAACTACTGGCACTACAGGACCTACAGGGAAAACTGGACCTACAGGTTATACCGGTCCTACAGGAACTACTGGCACTACAGGACCTACAGGGAAAACTGGACCTACTGGTACTACAGGAACTACAGGAACTACTGGCACTACAGGACCTACAGGGAAAACTGGACCTACTGGCCCTACAGGTATAACAGGTTGCACAGGAACTACAGGAACAACCGGCACTACAGGAACTACCGGTACTACAGGGACTACAGGAACTACCGGAACTACTGGTACATTTGGACCTACTGGTACTACAGGAACTACTGGCACTACAGGACCTACAGGGAAAACTGGACCTACAGGGACTACAGGAACTACAGGCACTACAGGAACTACTGGTACATTTGGACCTACAGGAAGAACTGGACCTACTGGTACTACAGGGACTACTGGCACTACAGGAACTACAGGCACTACAGGAACTACTGGCACTACAGGCACTACAGGAACTACTGGTACATTTGGACCTACAGGACCTACAGGACCTACTGGCACTACAGGACCTACAGGTACATTTGGACCTACTGGCCCTACAGGACCTACAGGGAAAACTGGACCTACTGGCCCTACAGGTACTACAGGAATTACTGGCACTACAGGGACTACTGGCACTACAGGACCTACTGGTGCTAGTCCTTGGCAGTTAACTAATTCAAATACATTCTATACTCAAGGATTTGTAGGCATTGGAACAACTACTCCTGCTTTCACTTTGGATGTATCCGGTAATGCAAGAATAATAGGCGGAACATCCAATAGCTGGACTTCACAAACACCTGCTGCTGATAATAACTGGACAAATGTAACTTATG